TCCGACTACTTCTACGACTGGTCGGAGAAGGAAGTCGATCACGGCAACAGCATCGAGACGGTTTCCGCCGCGATGTGCGGTTCGGCCAAGATCCGCTTCAAGATCGACGGCGCAGATACCGACTTCGGCGTGGCCGTGGTCGATAGCTACGCTCCCGATCCCGCATCGGCTGCTGGCCGTACCCTGCTGGGTTCCTAATCGAGAATTTCTCGATTGAGCCTGGCGGATTGAGGATTAACGGGGGCTTCGGCCCCCACTTCTGAAAAGGAAACTGAGATGGCCACCATCAATGCACCCACCCTCCAAGACGTGCAGTACAGCGGCGATTGCCCCGCCGCCTATGCTCACGGTCAAGTTGAACTGTCGTCCGCCCAAATCGGCGACAAGGTTCGCCTGGTCAAGCTGTACGCCGGCACCAAGATCTACGACATGCAAGCGGTTTTCGATGACCTGGGCGGCGCTGGCGCCGTGCTCGACATCGGCTTCGAGTATGTCAATGGTGAAGCTGGCAGCACCGCCAATGCGTTCTTCAACGACATCGACGTTGCCACCGCTGCGGGCAGTGTTCGCGGCGCGTTTGCACCGGTCACGCTGGCCTACGATGCCTACATCACGGCAACCGTGGCAGGCGCTGCGCAAACCGGCACGCTCGATGTGATTGTCAGCTTCGAGTTCAAGGGCAAGTAATTGACCCGCGAACGGCAATGACGCGGGGGCGGCTCATTCGCTTGGGCTGCCCCCGTTTTTGTTGAACACAAGGAGATCACCATGAGCAACCTCGTACAAGTCGTCTATGTCGGCAATAAGCCGCACGCCTTCGATAACGTCGCGCATTCCGGCAAGTGCTGGGCAGGCAAGGGCGATGTGCAGGAAGTGACCGACGCACAGGCCAAGCTGCTGCTGAAATACCCCGATCAGTGGGCGCTGGCCAATGAAGCCGACCGCGCAGCCGTCGAAGCGCCGGTATCCATCCAAGGCAAGGACGAGGACGGCGAACCCGTGAGCATCGACCCGGACGACCTCAAGAAGCCGCTGGAGAAGATGAGCAAGGCCGAACTGACCGCGCTGGCCAAGCAGACGTGGGACAAGGAGCTTGATCCCGCCATGAACAAAAAAACCATGATCGACCAGATCGAGGAATGGCAGCACGAGCTGGGCGCCTGAGTCGAATAGCCAGCCGGCTTCCATAATCGACCGACAACACTGGGGGCAAAGCCTTGGCCAACATCAAGTATTCCGAACTGCTGGACGAAGTGCTGCCGTACCTGGCCGCCGATCCGTCCGACCCGGTGACGGAGAACGCCATCAAGCGTACCGTCATCGAGTTCTGCTCCAGTTCATGGATCTGGAGGCACTTGCCCGATCCGCTGGATGTGGTGGCTGGCGAGAGCGCCTACGACCTTGAACCGCTGTCAGGCTCCGATGTGGCCAGCGTCATTGCCGCAGAGCTTGATGGCGTGCCACTGGCACCCAAGGACGTGGCCTGGCTGAACAAGGAAATTCCGCGCTGGCGTACCGTGGCCGCCCGCCCCAAGTATTTCACGCAGGTCGATACCGAGCAGGTGATTCTGGCCGCGCTGCCGGATGCCAACATCACGGCTGGCCTGACGCTGACGCTCGCGCTGCAACCGTCGCAGGCCGCCACCAGCTTTCCGAAGTGGATCTTCAACCAGTACCTTTACGTGCTGGCCGAGGGGGCGCTTGCCAAGCTGATGATGATGCCGAACAAGCCTTGGACGGACATCCAGAACGGTGCCGACCGCCGTACCAAGTTCGAGGTCGGCATTGCCAATGCCCGCGCTTCTGCCGTGTCCGCGCTGGGCAGCGCACCGCAGCGCGTGACGGCGCAACACTGAGGACAACCCCATGGGAACAATCATCGCCAGCAGCGTCATCGAGAAGGCGCAAACCATCCTGCAAGACGTGACCGGCGTGCGCTGGCCCGTGGCCGATGAGTTGCTGGGCTGGCTCAACGACGGGCAGCGGGAAGTCGTCATTCTCAAGCCGAACTCGCATGTGAAGAACTTGGCCGTGCGCATGACCGCAGGCACTAAGCAGAGCCTGCCCGCTGACGGCGTGCAACTGATCGACGTGGTGCGCAACATGGGCACGGACGGCAACACACCAGGCCGCGCCATTCGCATCGTCATGCGTGAGATTTTGGACGCGCAGGTACCGAACTGGCACATCGCCACGGCTGCCGCTGAGGCCAAACACTACGTCTATTCCTTGCTCGATCCCAAGAACTTCTACGTCTATCCGCCGCAGCCCGCCGCCAATCAGGGCTATGTCGAGATGGTCTATGGCGCGGCGCCGGCTGACGCCACGCTGAACGGGCCGATTACGCTGGACGACATCTACCAGAACGTGCTGGTCGATTACATCTTGTACCGCGCCTACAGCAAGGACACCGAATACGCAGCCGACCAGAATCGGGCGGCTACGCACCAGAACGCCTATATCGCTGCGCTGACCGGCAAGGCGAAGGTGGAAGTGGGGGCGAACCCCAATTCAATGGCTCCGGCCAACCCCAACGTCACGCCTAACACCCGCTAACTGAAAGGAGCAATGAAATGGGCGCTTTTTCCAACTACCTCGAAGAAAAGATCGTCGAGCACTTCTTGCGCAACAACGCAATTACGCCACCGACGACCGTCTATGTCGCGCTGTTCGAGTCCGATCCGGGCGAAGCAACAGGCGGCACCGAGACGGCCTACACCGGCTACGCTCGTCAGTCGGCCACCTGGACGGCACTGGACGCCAACGGCCAGACCAAGAATGTCGGCGCCTTGACCTTCCCGGCCAACGGCAATGCTTCGGCCAGCGTGACCATCACCCATCTGGCGCTGTACGACGCTGCCACCAACGGCAACCGCCTGTTCTACGCCCAACTGTCAGCCTCCAAGACGCTCTCCCCCGGCGACGTGCTTTCGTTTGCCGCCAACGCGATCGTCTTTGGTCTTGACTAAAGGGTTGAGGTTTCCTCAATCCTGACGTGACGTGAACGGGGCAGTTAACGGAATCTCGATCAACGGCACGGCACTTCCCTCTTGGGTAGTCCGTGCTGTTGTCGTTGCCGCTGCCGCCGCCACCGTCGCCAGCAGCGAACCGACCCGCACCACCTACGCTGCGGCCTTCGGCGATGCTGCCGTCTCGGTATCGCTGACCCAGACGCACACCATTCAGGCGCGTGCCACCGGCACGGCCAGCGTTTCATCGAGCATCGAACCGACGCTCAAGTTTGCCGGCGCCAGCGTAGCCACGGCGAACGCTACTGGCAACGGCGCAGTACGGCGCGATGTCTGGGCCACAGCAGGGGGCGATGCCACCTGTACCGCCGACGCGCTGACCGCGCAGGCCATCGGCGAGGCACTGGCCACCGCCGTATCGACTGTCGATCTGGCGCAGGCCCACATCATCCACCCTGGCCGCGCCAACACGCTTTGCGAAGCCAATGCCACCGCCTCTGGCGATGTGACGCGCTACCCCATCGTCCTGCTGACCTACGGGTTCTCAGGGCCATCGTGGGGCGAGGCCTCCGTCAAGCGCAACGGCAACACCTACTTTGAGCATGACGGCTACAGCCTGTCGTCATCCACGGCCACCGCCAAGGTCGAGCAGGACAAAACCAAGATCATCGCCACGCTGGGATCGTTCGATTTCGGCAACGGCATGTCGGGCGCTGGCAGTTTCATCATTTACTCGGCACGGGCCAGCGGCACGGCGACCAACACCGCCCAGCCGATTGCTTCCACGCACATCTACCGACCGACCTCCAGCGGCACGGCCACCGCGACCGCCACGGCAGACGCTACCCGCGTGGTGATGCCCAGCGCCTCCGCGCAGGCCGAAAGCCTGACCTACGCCCCCAAGGCCCGCATCAAGTATGTGGCCACCGGCACCAGCACCGCCGCCGCAACTGTCGCGCAGGCGCTTGGCGTGCGCATGGCCATGGCCAATCAGGACGGCGCAACGGCTGGCGCCACGCTGGCCGAGGGCATCGTGTTCGGCATGCAGCACTGGGGCATGTCAGACGGCGTGCTGGCCCTTGGTGCAGATCAGCAGGCATTCGCCAGCGTGGCATTTGCCGCCAGCGCCACCGGCTCTCTGGCCATGGCCGTTACGCTGGACAGCACGGCCACCAGAATCCAGCAGGCCCACGTCGCCGACGTGCTGGCTACTGCTTTGGTAGGCCGTGCCTACGCCTTGGCCAACTCGGAAATCCGGGCGCCGGATGACCGCTACATGATCGTGGGGCAGGAAGATCGCGCCATGGTCGTTTCCACGGAAGAACGATTGATGGTGGTGACAGCATGAACCTCGGGAACTTCAACAAGCAGCCGGTCGAAGTCGTGGATTACGACATCGACTACAGCGAATGGCTGACCGCAGGCGACAACGTGGAGTCGGCCACCGTCGATGTGACGCCCACCGGCCTGACGGTTGAATCGACTTTCATCAACGACCCCCGCATCAAGATCTGGGTGTCGGGCGGCGCCACCGGTACGACCTACAAGCTGACCGTTACCGCGACCACGGCAGACGGGCGCGTGAAGCAGGACGAATTCAAGGTCAAGGTGAAGGACATCTGACATGACACAGGTTTTCAAGAACAATGCTTTTGCCTCACTGGCCGCCGAACTGTCGGCAGCCGGGACGCTGGCAACCCTGGCCACCGGCCAAGGCGCACGCTTCCCTGCGCCAAGTGGCGGCGATCACTTCCTGGCCACTTTGATCCTGCTGGATGGCAATGGGGCAGAGACGGCATGGGAAGTCGTGAAGTGCACGTCACGGGCCACGGATGGCCTGACCATCGAACGGGCACAGGAGGGCACCACGGCACGCATCTGGCCGGTAGGTTCGCGTCTTGAGATGCGTGTTACGGCGGGCACGCTGGACAGTTTCACCGATACCACGCAGGCCGCAGCAGCAGCACCCGTACAAAGCGTGTTCGGTCGCACTGGCGCCGTCATGCTGCAAAGCACCGACGTGACTGGTGCGCTGGGATTTACCCCGCTGGATGCAGCGCAGAAAAACGCAGCCAACGGCATCGCACCGCTTGGCGCGGACAGTAAAGTGCCTGCCGCGTATCTGCCGTCCTATGTCGACGACGTTCTTGAGTACGCCAACACAGCAGGTTTTCCGGCCATCGGTGAGACGGCAAAAATCTATGTGGCACTGGACACCAACAAGACCTATCGCTGGTCTGGATCGGCCTACGTGGAAATCAGCCCATCACCAGGCACGACCGATTCACTGACCGAAGGCGCGACCAACCTCTACTTCACCACGGCACGCGCCCGCGCAGCATTGAGCGCGACCGGAGCCGTGTCGTACAACGCTGCAACAGGCGTCATTTCAGCAGAACTCACGTCTGGCTATGCCTCAAAGACCATTTCAGCAAACACCACATTGAACGCGGACACCGAGTACGAGACGGGCCGCAATCTGCGCGTCAATCATGGCGTCAAGCTGACCGTCCCAAGCACAACGCTGCTGATCGTGCGCAAGTACGCAGCAGGATCATCGCTTTAACAGGAGAAAACCATGTCCATGCAACTTGATTCAGCCAGCGGCTCCATCACCCTTGTCCCGGAAGATGGCGCCGGGAACGTCAATGTCACCGTGCCGCGCGGCGGCTTTGCCTCTGTTCCGGCCTACGGCCTGTTTGTCAAAGCAGATCCGGCAGCCGTTGCTTTCACCAAAACCGCTGCCGGCGCTGCCAGTATCAAGGCAGGCACCAAAGTTGATGTGGCCGGTACGCTGGTGCAGTTTGCAGCCGATACCGCAATCACCATGCCGACGCTCACGGCTGGCACCGACTACGCCATCTGGCTCAAAGATGATGCGACCATTCAGGCATCCAGCAGCCACACGTCAGCACCAGGCGCTGGCAACTGGCGCAAGATCGGCGGATTCCACTACGCGCCGGGTGGCAACGCTGCTGCGCAAGCGGGCGGTGACACTACGCCGGCCATCAATGCCTACTCGCTGTGGGACTTAAAGTTCCGCCCTGCGTGCTCTGATCCGCGTGGCATGACGCTGGTGGCCGGAGCATTCTGGTCAGACATCTATTTGCTGGGCGTGGATCACCTGACCAACGGCACGTCCAAGTACAACGTCACCATTGCGGACGGCAGCAGCCCACCCAAGATTCCGACCAAGTTCGGCGGCAACGGCACGAATGCCTACAGCACCATGAACTGGTGGGAAGCCAATGAAGTCTTACAGTCGTATGGAAAGCGGGCGCCAACCTACGACGAATTCGCGGCGCTGGCTTACGGTACGACCGAGGCAACCTCCAGCGGAGGCACTGACGTTCCCACAGCAGGCGCAACCGGAACCGGGGCAACTTCGGCATGGAACGTCTTTACTTCACGCTGGGGTTGTATTCAGTCGTCTGGCTGTATGTGGATCTGGGGCGGCGAGTTCGGCGGTGGGGCAGCAGCGGCAAGCTGGACGGCCAACACGGGCGGGCGTGGTTCCACGTACCAGATGGAAAACGCTGTGCTATTTGGGGGCGACTGGGTCAACTCGTCGTACTCCGGTTCACGTGCCTCGAACTGGAACAACTCGCCCACGAACTCGAACAACAACATCGGGGCGCGCGGCGTCTGTGAGGACAAGGAATTGGCATCACCTTTGCTCTGCTGTCGTTACGGCGCAGCAGGCCGGCCTTCTT